GCGAACTGAGAACCTTGGCCGACCGTACGAGTCGCCTCAACGTAGTCGATGTCCATCATCGCCTGCACCGGAACGCCACGCTCTTTGCAGCGACGCTGGAACTCGATGGCATCCTTGTCCGACTTGGTAATCGGATTGAGATTCGGATCTGAGGCACGGTTGTACCGCTCCTCAAAGAAAGAATCCAACTGGTTGTAATACCGACTCAACTGAGTCTTACCGATGGCCGATTGCTGCGACGAAATGATCTGCATTTCGGTGGCAGTTCTCGGGTTGCCAGTCTTGTTGAGCGATTGGCGATACTGAGAGAGATTGCCTTGCAGAACATTCTCAAGATCCGCGTTGACCGCCATAGGAGCGTCCAGAACACCGGCAATGTTCTGCTGGATGACTTCGTAGTCTGGAGGAAGTATCGCATACGGTCCTTGTTGAACGACGCTGGTCTTGCTGAGAGCGTTCGCATTTAGGGGTCGGAACAGAATCTGAGTCCGCGCAAACGCGCTGTCTACCATCGAGCAACGGAGCCGGTTCTTCAGCTCCATCGCCTGAAGCATCTTGATGCCAAGACCCTTTACACCGTGATGCTCGCCGTCGCCACGGTCGTAGTACATCGGGTGAATGACCTGCTCCCACCGGCTGAACCGGCGAAGCTTGCGGTACATGAAACTCTCGCTATCGCGTTCATCGATGATGGCATGGCTGATCTGACCGTCGAATTCCTTGTAGAAAACGTGGCACATCAAGACCACCTCGGAACGTGCGCTGAAGGTGATGTCGTTCGAGCGAAGCTGCTTCTGGAAGAACTCCCAGTCGTATTGAACGCCTGAGCGATACGGTTCGGGCATCGCAGCGCGAATACGCTGGCGAACATAGTCAACGTCCCAACCGGAAGCTTTTGCCGCCTCTTCGTCTTGGATCTTCTCGAACAGGTCATCCACGCCCATTCGGGTGCGGACGCAGGCTACTTTCCAGTCGCTGACATTAGACTTGGTGCCATCGGGGACGAGAAGATCCGTCGCCATGATGGCTTTGCAGCGCCAGTTGGTGTTGTCCTCGAAGATGAGCGGACCGTCGCCAATAAGGACCATCTCACGCTGCGAGAGCTGCATGATGTAGTCGAAGTCCTTGTCGAGCTTCTGGAGCCGATCAAACTCCTCGGTGATGATCTTCGACCATTCCTCGCGCTTATCCATGTCGTTGCCGTAAGCGGTGCGGACATTTGCGTACGTCGGAACCTCGGCGAACACGTCGTAGAAGGAAGACATGGCCAACGTGAGGAACGCTTCCGATTCACGGAAGTTGACGTTGGTGCGGAACGCTTGGTTATTACGGCGCAGTTCTGCTGGATTGTACGGAGGATTTCCATCAACGAGTCCGCGAAGCTTTGCGCGAGTGCTATTGCGAAGCTCATCGGCCATAATTAGCTTCTGGAAGATTTCGCGAGCGGATGCCGCATCGGCGATACGAGTTTCCGGGGCTTTGCCCTCCTCGTTAATGGTTTCGAGCGGTAGTTGGGCTAGGTTTCCGTACATGATCGTTTTTTCCAGCAGTGAGCCGGGAGGTTTTCGTTCTCTGTAGCGTCCGAGAATTTATGGAGTGTTTCAATGGGAAACCACACCATGCTCCTGATGAAGCAACCGCAAAACTCGCAGCTTTGCAGACTTTCGTCTACTGGAGTGCTGCCGTGTTGAGAAAAAGTTTTAACAGCATCCTTCAATACACGGGCGTTGCAGCCGGTGCATCCAAGTGGCTTTCGGTTGAATGGACAACTTGAGCAGATGTTTGCGCGTCGATTTGCTTCCGCTTGACCAACTTTGCCGCCGCCAACGGTAAGTCCGTGGAGAAGGCTCATGCTAAATCGGATGACATCTCCGAGCTGAAGCGATTTCAAACCTGCTGGCTTGGGGATATTAACTTCGTCGTAAGAGCAATCGGCACCGTTAAGACACGCATATTCGGTGATTAAAGTGTCAAGGTTGCTGGGAATTTTAATCGCGTTCGCAGTGTAATGGTTACGGATAAACTCATGGAGTTGCGGCCATGATCCTCCGGCTATTTCGATTCCGGTTTCAGGAACTCGATAGCTCCATCCGCCGGGAATTACCATGTGTTCGTTCAGCACCTTGTATCCACTCATACGTCTCCTTCGTAATAAATTGAGTCAGCGTCCCTGACTAGTTTTTCCCACACTTTATCCAGCTTGGTCGAGCGAGGTTCGAGAACAGAGGTTTTGCGCACCAGATCAAGCAAGACTACAGCAGCGTCGGCCAAATCAGGCGATTTTCCTGTCCGTTGCTTCATCACAGTCTTCGATTCGACCGATATCTTTCGCTTGGAATCGTCGAACATTCGCGCACAGAACTCTTGAAGAGTCTCAATGTCCATACCTCCAAGACGTTCTTCAACGGCCCATTTGCGCATCGAGAACCATAGCTCAGTCACCTTTCTATCGTAAGCCTCATTGCACGGCCTACTGTCCTCGTCGCTGACGGGAATCGTTGATGGAGAGCCGCCGAACTCGACGCGATGAACCACACCCCATTCGCGAGTCAAAATGTCAGCCAAACCGCCGCCTTCGCCGCTTGAATCGAGAGCAAACCTATCGGGAGGCACACCGCGCTTGTTGCATTCCTCTTTGACTCGATTGGCTATCTGGTAATGGACCGGCTCGGTTAGCTGCGCATTGGGGGATATCTGGATGATATCCTGAAAGAGTATGCTCAGTTTGTCGTTTGCGGTGCCAACCTTAGCAAAGCGAAGGACGCATCTATCGCCGCCAAAACCCGGATCAAGACCGGCAACGACTTGGACATTGGTGGTAAACACCAAATTCTTTGTAGGTGTGTGCGTCTCGATGAGCGATTCGGACAAGACCGTCTTGACCATGCCATCAGGACTCCAGAATCCGCGTGTGTACTTCCAGAACGTAGGACTCTGCTCGCCCTCATGGCGCATCGCCGACAAGACCTGATCGTGAGTAATGAGGTACGGATACTTTGTCCTGCCCTCACTGATGTTCGGCGACTTCATGCCGTCAAAGCGTCGGCACATTCCGCGTTCTGTCAGCCAGTGCTGGTCTTCAATTGTGACGCTGCGCCAACCTTTTGCCGGTGTGCAGAAGCGTCCATGAGGATCGTACTTTGAGGCTGGATTGCCGATGACGAGCATCTTGAACTCGCGACAACCCTTAGAAAGGTTCGTACACGCTTCGAACGCTGCTTCAGGCGTATCGGTAGCTTCGTCAATAATAACCATCACACGCTCGGCGTGGATGCCCTGAATGTTGGCCACAGCCTTCGAAGTGTTACCTTCTGCAACGGCGATAGCGGAAATGGAGTGCCGGTCGTCGCCTTTGATGGCTTGAAGACTCATCTTCGAATCGACCATGTTTCCAGGGAATCCTCGCGATTTCCGAACAAGATCCTGAAGATTTGCCCACATACGCTTTCGGATCATCTTTGCCGTTGTAGACGTGAGAACAACGGTTGTCTTGGAAGGATTGGCCAACCACCAAACAGTCGCAAAGAGCGTCGCGCCGAAGGTCTTTCCGCTCGCTCCGCATCCCGCCCATCCAACGTAGTCATGCTCGCAAAGACCCTCTACTTGAGCTTCTAGCCACGGATTCCAGCTCATCTTCGGCCATAGCATTTTGGTGGCGTTAACAAAATGGTTGAAAGTGCCTAGACCTCCTTCATTCGGTTGGAGCCGATTTCGGAATGCGTAGAGTTCCAGTTCTAGGTCTGGAATCTTGACGGGCGAACGAATCCCGTACTTGTGGTCGATCAATGGATGCTCTGACACTTGCTCTGCCATAGTTTGGCCTTGCATTAGTTGTCGTTGGACTTGAGGTTCTGCGAAAGGAAAAATATGCCGTCGCAACTTATTTCTTCATCCGGCTGTTGCCAACCTTGCGACTCCGAACCGATTGTCGTAAACACGCCCGGACCTCAAGGTGCAGCGGGTACTAACGGAACGAATGGCGCAAATGGAGAAAATGCGTTCTCGTACACGACCGCGTCGTTTGTAGTTCCAGCGTTTGGAGTGTCGGTTGTCGTTCCGGTTGCCAACACTTCGTTTCTTCCAGAATCGGTTGCTGGACAGTTTTTTGTCTCCGTTCAGGGATGCGGCTATTTGCAGGTAACGGATGTCACCGGACTCAATGTAACGCTTAAAAATCCGCTTGCTGGCGTACTTGGTATTCCGAATGCGATTCCGACGACGGTGATACCAACCAGTGCGCTTATCACGCTGGCGGGTGCGATTGGCGCCACGGGTGCCGCTGGCGTCGCTGGTGGCGCGTCATCCGCAGCAACGTACATCGTACGAGTTCCAGATGTTTCAGTGCCGAGTGCGACTGCTCTCAATTCTTTTTCATCCGGTTACCTCAAGACTCAAGGGTCGAGCGGATCAGGTTTTCTTTCGACCGTTGCAACGGTTCCTGTTGGCGAAATCAGCGGCGTGTTGCCGGTTGCCAATGGTGGAACAAACGTAGCAACCGTACCTACCAATGGACAGTTGCTCATTGGCAATGGAACTGGCTACACGTTGGCCAGCCTTACCGCAGGGTCGAACATCACGATTACTCCGGGTGCAGGAACGATCAGCATAGCGGCCACAGGAGCTGCGGCGGCGTTCGTCTACGAAACGTTTACGCGGAGGGTAAGCGGAACTGTGGGTGCTGGTGCGCCGCAGATTAATCCTAGTTTAACCAAGAATCCGTTTAGTTTAACAGAATTTCCGTCTGGATCTTGGACTGGAATTGATACCGCATCACGATTTACTGCGGCTACAGGTCGGTTTACGGCGGCTCTTGCAGGTTATTACCGAATAGATGTTGCCTTAATGTTAAGCGCAGATACAGGAACGTCCTCTACGGTTTCTTTTAAGATTAGAAAAAACGGAACGACCGATATTGGACCTGCAAATATTCAGACAACAAACTCAACAAGTTTGGTTGGACCGTTTTTTATCCAGTACATAGATCAGGCATCTGCTAGCGATTATTACGAAGTTTTAGTTACAACCTCTGCTCTAAATACATATTACATCCGAGAGGGAGCATCGTTCTCAATCCAGCGGATTCAGGCTTAAGCCATGAGCGAACGCGCACCACGGAGGTACACGGATGGGTCTGTCACCTTTGAGGGTGGCGTTGACTCAGGTGTGATGCCGTCTGAAGTGGACAAGAATCAGGTGGCGTTTGCGGTGAATGCCAGCTTCCGGCAAAGCTTCGTTTCTCCTCGACCGGGTTTCATCCAAAAGGACTACGAAACATGCCTTTCGATTACCGCCGATAACACGCTCGTCACTGCGGATCAAACGAACGTAACGGCTGATGGATACTCAGAGGAGTGCTACAGCTCTGGCGGTCTGACCGGCGTGTTCCAGTGTGCGCTACCGTACATCGGGGACAACGGCTCGACGTTCATTCTGATGCTGATCAGTGGTAAAGTGTGGCTTTACGACTGCCTTCAAAACAGCGTCCAGAGCCTTTCGGCATCGCCCGATCTTGAGAATCCATCGAACATACTCGACGGATGGATGGTTCAAGCCGAGAACTTCGTCGTCATTCAAGATGGACAGAGCGCACCGCTGATATTCAACGGATCAAACCTGCGTCGCGCAACCATCGATGAAATCAAGTGCGGTAGAGTAATGGCCTACGTCAACGGACGTATCTGGTACGCTCTTGCAAATGGATTCTCGTTCCGAGCAACCGACATCGTTTATGGAGATGGTACGCGAGCCAGCGTTCTCAAGGAAACCGAGAACACCTTCCTTAATGAAGGCGGTGACTTTGCGGTTCCGTCGGATTCAGGGGGCATCACAGCAATGGCCGTCCCCGGCAATCCAGATACGTCGCTGGGGCAAGGACCGCTTCTCATCTTCACGCCACGATACGTTTTCAGCATAAACGCTCCGGTTGATCGTGATGTCTGGAAGAATCTGAACTATCCGATTCAAGCCATTAGCTTGCTGACTAGTGGAGCGTTGGGTGCGCGTTCAGCCATCACGGTCAACGGTGATGTGTTCTATCGTGCAGTTGATGGTGTTCGCTCGTTCATTATTGCCAGACGTTCGTTCAACGATTGGGGAAATACTCCGATCAGCAACGAGGTTCTGAACATCATCGATAATGATCAGGCCGATCTGCTGTGGGCTAGTTCTGCTGTCGTGTTTGACAATCGATTGCTGATGACGTCTCAGCCTCGGTACAATGCCGAGGGCGTCGTCCACAAGTCGTTGGTCGTTCTTGATTTTGATCTGATTACGTCGCTGCGGAAAAAGTTTCCTCCTGCATGGGCCGGAATCTGGACGGGGCTTGACGTGTTGCAGGTTCTCAAAACCGAGAATGCTTATGGAGACAGATGCTTCTCGATAGCCCGTGGGCTTGATGGAACCATTCAGATTTGGGAAATCAGCAAGGCTGAGAAGTTCGACAACAATCTTGCTGACGGTAAGAAGGAAATCCAGTGGCTGGTTCAAACCCGCGCCTACAACTTCGAGATTCCGTTTGGATTGAAGCGGCTTGATTCGGGCGACATTTTCATCGACTCGCTGGATGGAGACGTTTCTTTCAACGTCGAGTATCGGCCAGACCAGTACCCCGGTTGGATTGAGTGGGCAGATTGGTCCGAATGCGCGACAACATTGCAGTGTCAACCTGCTTGTCCGTTGGCCAATTTTCAGCCTCAGTACAGGCCGAAGATGCGATTGCCGACTCCTTCGGATGTCCCGTGCAATTCGAGCATCAGCACTCCGACAAGAAACATGTACGAGGTTCAGATGAGCCTCACGATTACTGGGTACTGTCGCATCAAGAGCATTCGAGTTCACGCTTACGACGTTCAGGAACCTGCGGTCGGAGAGTGCCTTGTGTTCGAAGGATGCAAAACTCTTGAAGGTTGCGACGTAAACCCGTTCCTCTACACATCGGAATAGTATGCCAAACCTAACCCTCATCACGCTTACAGCCCCAAGCCTTCCGGCAAATTATTGCCCTGCATCTTACCAGAAGTTGGCCAACGATATCATCGGCGGCACTCAGGCTACGTTCAACAGCACGATTGGAAACTCGTTCTTCAATTTTGGACCGACGTATCCGGCAATTAACAACCGGATTTACCCGTGGCTTGATGAAAATGGTCAGTGGTGGATTTACGATCAAGGATTCTGGCTTCGTAAAAACCCAGTTACGGCAGCATACGAGCGTCGCATCTATGTCGGGACGACCACGGATCTTCTTTCGTACGACGGCGGCGACGGAACAGCTACAGCGACAACCACAACCGGACCAATGTGGGAAGTTGACACTGAGTTTGAGGCTCGCTTCCCGGTTGGCGTTGGAGCGTTTGTTGCGAGCGGCGCGGTTGCTGTTCTTGGAAAAGCGACATCGACGGCAATCGTTGGTGAGGATCAGCACAAGCTGACGGTTCCAGAGACTCCGTTCAACGACCACACGCACGGCGTCGCTCAACTAATTGCTCCGGCAAACGACGATTACTACCTCGTCAACAAGTCGTGGAGCGGACTTGGTTCGTATCCGACGCAGATTCTTCAAGGTGCTGCCGGAACTGGTGGCGGCGGAGCTGGTCCGAGCATTACGACTGGCGACATTGGAACGACCAGTGCCGACAAGACCGGCAACGACACGCAGAATGCCGTTGGCCACAATAACCTGCCTCCTTTCTACGGTGTTTACTTCATCAAGCGAACCATTCGAGTCTACTACACCAAATGAAGCTCATCGTTCAGGACATCCGCTCGACTATCGCTCGGGTTATCGGCACATGTGTCGATGATCAGCGCGTTTATGATTACATCAATCAGGCGTGTCGAAGGCTTCTACACAAGGGTCTGTGGGCCGGTGCGTACGGGCGGTTCACGATTCATACGGTCGGCGGTTGCATCACTTGGCCGCGACAGATTGAAACCATCGAGTCGGTAGCCGATTGCTGCGGAGTCGGAACGGTTCGCAATCAATGGTTCGAATTTCAAGAGTCTGGATACGGACTTCTTGGAGGAGAAAACGGCGCATGCGTCGGCAAGCAGCTTGTTGATCGTGGCACCGTCGTCTCTTACCGCGACATGTCCGGTGGCACTAACAGCTACCTGCGAGTCTATCCTGGTGACGCTTCTGACGTTGGCAAGACCATCACGCTGCAAGGAGTCGATCAGAACGGAAACTGGATTCGCACTCAGTCCGGCGGCGTGTGGATTGACGGAGAGAAGCTGACGCTCGCTTTGCCGTACGTTCAATCCACCAAGAAGTTCATCTCGTTGAGTGGCGTCATTCGCGATGCGACGAACACTGCCAGCCGGTTGTACGAGTACAATGCGACGACGTTGCTGGAACTTGATCTGGCAGTTTACGACCCAGATGAAACTTTGCCGCAGTACCGTCGCAGCTACCTGACGGATCGTTGCAGCAACGACGAGGACAAGCCCGTCACGGTCATGGCGAAGATGCGTCATATCAACGCTACAAGCGCCAACGATTACCTTATTCCTCCTTCGCCCGACGCTATCAAGCTGATGGTCATGGCGATTCGCAAGGAAGAGAACGATTTGATTCAGGAAGCAGTGGCCTACGAAGCAAAGGCTGTTCAGGCTGTGCAAGAGCAGACGATGCAGTATCTAGGTGACGCAGTTGCGACGATACGCATGGTTGGCGTCGGCTTAAACGGCGGTGGATTTTCGCAATGGTTCTGAACCAAAAGGATAATTTATGGCAATAGGTATTCCAGCGGCAATTTTGGGTGGAGCGGCAATCTCCGGCCTTGGAAGTTTGTTTGGCGGATTGTTTGGCGGAAAAAAGCCAAAGGTTCCCGAGCTGAAGCCGATTGATTTTGCCAATGAGCAGCAGCAAGCGATTCAGCAGAATATCGCGTCGCTTCAACCTGCAACCGAACTTGCTCAGAGAACGACCGCCGCCGAGCAGTCGCAGCTAGAGACTCAGCTTCGTCGCGCAATCCCTGGTTACGACCAGCTCATCGCTCAGGCTGGAAAGACTATTGGCTCAAGATTGCGTGGCGAGGTTGATCAAGATATTCAATCTCAGCTTCAACGATCTGTCGCTGGTCGGGCGGTTGGTGGAGGATTCAAAGAATCAGAAGGTATTCGAACAAATTTGCTCGCTCGCGACTTTGGCCTGACAGCGATGCAGATCCAGAATCAGGGTCTTGCCCAAGCGCAGAGCTTTATCCAGCAGCAGCGGACGCTTGGAATAGCGCAACCGTTCTCGATCAGCAGCATGTTCATTACACCGGCACAGCGCATTGGAGCGATTCAACAGCAGCAACAGCTTCAATACGGTCGTGATTTGACTGCGGCTCAAGTTGCTGCCGCTCCTTCTCCGATGCAGCAATCGGCTCAAACCGCGTTCACTAACTTTGGAGGTATTGCCGGAGGCTCGTTGGCGCAGTACGGAATGTATCAAGGATTGATGGGGCAGCAATCTGGAGCCTATCGACCACAATCGTACAATCCTCAGAACGATTCTGAGATTTATCCGAATCTCTACGCACCGTCTCCAACGAGGTCGGATATCACCCCGATTTCTAACAGTCTATTCCCAGAGTACGGCTCCTCAAACTACAGACCTTGATTTATGGCCGACCAATCTCTTCAAGCATTTCAGCTAGGCGCATCGCTGGTTGACCGCGCACAGACGCAGAAGCGGATGATGGAGCAGATGCAGATGCAGGCTGCT